GCAAAATATCAATTATTTTGACGGAGAACCGAAAATCAGCAAGAAGGCTGTCAGCAAGTTGGCTGAACATCTAGGAGATAGATGTAATATTCGTTCTGGCGACAAGGTTGGTTGGAATACGTATGATATGACTAAAGAAGGAGAAATAAAGTTGATATTGTGGATTGTTCACAATAAGGTAAATAGAATGAGTAGTCCAGGATTACCTTATAAATCACAATATAAAACAAATGGGGACTGGATAGATATAAATGTGACACAATTAGTTGGATTGTGTTACAACAGATTGCAGAATAGAAAAGAATTTAATGGGTGGCATGAAGATTATAGATCAGCTTATGAGTTAATGGACTTAGGTTTAACAGACGGGTTCACTGTATTTATAAAAGAGGAGCCGCACAGTACAAGTAAGATGCAAAAGGGAACATATAGGATAATAGCACAGCAGAGTTTAGTTGATAGTATAGTGGATCATGTGATCTTACATCAATTGAAACAGGCTATGGAGTTGAAATGCTCGGTGTTACCGCTAGTTAATGGGTTACCGTTTAATACAGTGGAAGGACAGAGAATAATGATAGCTAGGGTGTTGAGAATGATGGAGCAGATATCGAGTGATTGTAGTACATACGATTTCACGATGGGGTATGCTAATCATTTGTCAGGAATACAGGCGATTTATGAGGTGTATTATCCAGGAGAAGATATCAGGACAGAGTTAGAATTTGGTTTACAAGAGGTGTATAGACGCCTTCTCCTATCAATACACATATGTATTATGTTAAAGAATTATGTGTTAAGTGATGGAACTGTTTGGGAGCAACTATTTCCTGGCTCACAATCAAGTGGTGGATTCACAACTACCATGTTGAATGGAATAGTTAGAAGTTTGTATGAGTACCATGTGCAATTGGAGGAAGGGTTTGAAGAACCTGATTGTTGTAGTAATGGAGACGACAATGTTACACGATGGGTACCAAATTATGTGGAGAGATTAAACAAGTTAGGATGCTTTATCAAGAAAGCTTCTGTAGTAGAAAGTAAGAGTACTCAATTTGAGTTCAATAGTAGATTGTTCAAGAAAATTGATGATAATACCTGGGAGACTAGTTACTTAAATAGACAGAAGAGATTAGCAAATTTCTTGTCACATGCAAGCAATGAAGAACAGTTAATGTCGTTAGGGAACGACTTGAACTTTAAATTGATAGAACAGTTGCCGAGCCTTAAAGCAATTGTTAATAAACAAGCGATCCTAGAGCGAATAGAAAGGGATCAAAATAACCAAGAAAAATCAATAGTGAAATTGATTTTATAGCAAAAATGACGAAAGG